ACCTGAAGAAGAAAATCACTGGTGAAATCAGCAGAGGTCTTTCTAGTGGTCAGATGTACAATGAAATTGCAAGGAATGTGTCAAATTGGGCTAGAATCCCTAAGAACAATGCAATGCGTATAGCGAGAACAGAAGCGCACAGAATACAGTGCAAGGCTGCTTCTGATGCGCAGTATAAAGCCAAGGACAAGGGGGCTGACATTGTTAAAATGTGGGATAGTTCCCTTGATGGCAGAACACGCAAGAGCCACAGGAAGCTTGATGGTCAGATAAGGGAGCTGGATGAACCATTTGAAGTGAATGGTCACAAGGCAATGTACCCTTCAGGCTTTGGCAGACCTGAAGAAGATATAAATTGCAGATGCGCTATTCTTCAAAGGGCAAGATGGGCTTTAGGTAATGACTACACAAAATGGTCAGAGGATGCAGAAGTGGTCATTGATGATGATGGCACAACACAGTTCACTATTATTGAAGCTGACAATTACAAGGAATTTCAAAAGAAGTACAAGAAGGCATCAGAACGTGTCCGAGAAGGCGCACAAAAGATGAATGATGATATAGTACAAAGGCTGAAAGGTAAAGGTGTTGTTGTAGATATTGAAGGTGCAGGAAAATACAAAGAAGAAGCAAATCAAGCCCTTCAGCATTTAGAAGTATTACTTAACGAATACAACAGTACAACTGTGTCATATACTGTAACGAGTAAGAATTTAACAGGTGATATTGCAGAAGGTGGCGCAGCTTATATGCTGAATGGCAAGACTTCAATAGCAGTTAGACCTTCTGCTTTCAAAAAACTAAAGGCAACAGACAGTTTGCGTTTGGGTGATAATCAACCATATGGCATAACTTATCACGAATTTGCACATTCGCTTTCACAATCGAGAGAAAAGATTGATGGTGAATTTTGGAAAGAAATCAGAAAAATAAAACGTGAATATGAGGGAGAACGAGGGAAAAACAGTTGGTTTGATGCGAAAATAAGTGATTATGCAAGTAAAGATGTAGATGAATTTCTTGCTGAAGCATTCACACAAGCAAAGCTTTCTGAAAATCCTTCACCTTATTCAAAACAGGTGCTTGATATTGTTGATAAGTATTTTGGTAAGAAACCACTTGAAAAAGCTGGGGAAAGTAGTAAACTAGACTTAAATCTACAGTTGTTTTCATACGATAGCAGCAAGTATAAGACCATCAAGCTGGATAAGAAAGAATATGCTCATGTTATGAGTGAGCTAAACACACACTTATCAGATGATCAGAGAAAACACAAGGTAGTGTCAAAGGCAATCGGTGACTATATCTATACCATTGAAAATAATGGTTTTGATAATTATAGAATTATCGGCAAGCAAGCTATTGATGCAGATGTAATGGAATGGTGGGATGAATAATATGGCAGATACAAAGGAAATCAAGCGCAAGCTATTTGATAAGCTAAAAGCCTATTATCCTGATAAAGATTTTGTTGTTGGGGTAATAAGCAATGTGAAAGAAGATGAAGATAGACAAGCAATCATTGATTTTATTGATAATGATGAAGATGTGTCTGTGGAAAATATCATCTTGCTATCATTACATTTGAATAATAAGAGAACAGAAGCATCCTGAATAGGGTGCTTTTTTAATGCAGAAAATAGGTAGCACCAGTGGCTGATGTTTGGGATGGTGCAAGGGAATGGGGAATCGGCTGCAACAACACGAAAGATAAAAGAAGGTGAGATAGATGGCTTTAAGTGGAGCTTTTGAAGGTTCTATTAAAGATGGACATTATAAGGTAAGGGTAGAGTGGAGTGCTACTCAAGATATAGCAAACAATCAGAGTACAATAACAGCAAAGCTGTATATGATTAATGATTGGAATATGTCTATATCAGCAAGAAGCAATGCGCATAGTGTGACGATTGATGGCACAACCACAACATTTTCAACATCAGCAATCAGTGGCACTGGAACACGTTTAATCGGTACAGCTACAAAAACAGTGACACATAATTCAGATGGTACAAAGAGTGTGGCAATGTCAGCAGTATTTGCAATCAAGGCATACTTTGATAGTGAATATGTTGCTACTATAACAGCTTCAAGCACAATCACACTTGATACTATAGCGAGAGCTTCACAGCCATCATTATCAGCCAGTTCGGTAGAGATGGGAAATGAAGTTACTATATACACAAACAGGGCAAGCAGTAGCTTCACACACACATTAAAATATACCTTTGGAAGTTTAGCAGCAACCATTGCTTCAGGTGTAGGTGCTTCAACAACTTGGTCAGTACCACTTGAGCTTGCACACTGGCTAACCCATGCCACATCAGGCACATGTACAATTACTTGCGAAACTTACAATGGAAGCACACTTATAGGCACAAAAACAGTGTCATTAGTAGTGACAGTTCCTGCAAGCATAGTGCCGAGTATATCAGTTATAAATTGCAGTGATCCAAACGGATATGCAACAACCTATGGTGGATATGTTCAGGGCAAATCTAAGGTAAAGATTGATGTTAGTGCTGGTGGTTCTTATAAAAGTGAGATTAAGAGCTACAAAATAACTGCCAATGGTGTCACATATACAGCCAATGGATGCACAACAGGTGTATTGCTTACAGCAGGCACAAACACAATATCTGTAACAGTTACTGATTCAAGGGGTAGAACAGCCACAAAGACGAAAACAATATCTGTATTAGCTTATACAAGCCCTACAATATTAAAGTTATCGGCTGTAAGGTGTTTATCTGATGGCACTGAAAATGAAGATGGCGCATATATGTGTGTCGGTGTCACTGCTTCAGTAACAGCATTGAACAATAAAAACAAGGCATATTTTCAGCTTAGGTATAAGAAAACCACAGAAAGTAGCTGGACAGTAAAATATACTTGGGATAATACAGCATATGCTGTTGGTGCAAATATTATAATTGATGCTGATACGAGTTATTCATATGATGTGCAAATGGTGGCTACAGATTCATTTGGTACAGCCACAGCAAATGCAGGCATAGGGACATCCTTCACACTGTTAGACTTTAGTGCTTCAGGAAAAGGAATGGCAGTTGGTAAAGTATCAGAGCAGGATGCCTTTGAATGTGATTTGCCTGCTGTATTTACAGGCAATGTGACAGCTTCAGGTGAAGGCAATGTACTGGCATATGATTACATATGTCACTCTTTTGGTACTGACGGAACAGCAAGATATATAAAGTTTGCAAGGTTAAAAGTAAATTCAGCATATGTAAATGCAAATATTTTAATGAATATAGCAGGCAGAGCGAGAATAGGAACACTGACATTAACCTTTAAATCTGCTTCGACAGCTGAAGCAGCTACAATCGCAGGCATCTCACAAGAAGGCAACCTTGAACAGATATATTATGTGCCTGTAGGTTCAGGCATTTTTGATTTATATATGTATTGTAGTGCGTGGGCGTATAATACAATAACAAGCATAGAACTTTCACAATATGCAAGAAATTATGTTACTTTAACTTGGGAATCCTCAACAGCTTCATCACTTCCAACAGGCTATGTCGCAGCTTCAAGGTATTTCAATAGAAGTTCAGATACAGGCTATTTTTCGAAGCTTTCAGTAGGTGGCTATGACAGCACAGCAAATTATGCACTTACTGCATCATCATTTCTATGCAATGATTGGGTAAGAACTGGTGGTGGTGCAGGTTGGTACAGTCAAAGTTATGGTGGTGGTATTCGTATGCAGGACACCACTTGGATAAGGACATTTGGTGATAAAAGTTTCTATTGCAACAAAACAATTCAAGGTGCTGCTGTCAAAACAGATGCAGGAGCAAATCTTGACACATTGGACACATTTAGAAAGTACTTTGAATTTGACAGTGCTAGAAAGAAATTGAGCTTTATGGGTAGCTGCTATTATAACAATACTGGTGTATATGGATTTACTATTAGATGGGGAAGTTCAAGCCTTGGCACATATGTAGATGATACATACTGGCTGACTGTGAGATATGATGGGTTGTTAGCTATAGGTTATCAATTAAACGGAGCAACAAAGCCTACTTGGGTTGTAAAGTAGAAAGGAGTAAATATGGCACTTAAAAAGAAAATGATAGATGAAAAGGGTATAGTCAGCAATTATCATATGATTGCTGGCATACAAGTCACAGATAAGATAAATGTGGCTGTAAAATCGTACACAGAAGAGGGATACAGAGCTTTTGAGAAAGAGCGAGAAGCAGATGATAAGATAGGCAGACAGCTTATGCAGCAGCACATTGAAGAAATGTCAAAGGAACAGCCTGACCACGAACTTATAGCAAGTATACAGGAGCAAATGAGCAAGCTAAACATAGAGCAAGTTGATTATTCTGTAGGATTGCACGAAATTATCTTGCCATTTGATAAATCGGATGATTTAAGCTATGAAGCACTATATGAAAAGCTCAAATCTGATGAAATCTTTGCAGGCGCAGAAGATTGTTAGAACTACACAACTATGAAATTAAGCATCCTATGGGTGCTTTTTTTATTGCCCTGTCGCATGGCTTAAACTAGGCAAATTTGCGCTAGATACAGCGCATTTATAAATAGTATCTGTCTGTGGTGACACCACTTAAAAACAGTGACAAGAAAGGAAAAGAGGTATGGAATTTTTAAAAGAAATCTTAGGTGATGAACTCTATGCGCAGGTAGAAGAGAAGATCAACGCACACAATGGAAACGAAGCTAACAAGGATAAGCAGGTTAAGCTTGGCAACTTTGAATCAGGCGAGTATGTCAATAAGTACAAGTATATGGACTTAGAAACAGCTTTAAAGGGCAAAGAAACAGAGCTAGGTGAAGCCAATAAGCTCATTGAAACCTTGAAGAAGGCAACAAAGGGTGATGAAGAGCTTCAGGGCAAGATTGCTGCCTATGATACACAGGTGGCAGAGCTTCAGAAAGAGCTTGCAGATACAAAGCTTAATTCAGCTTTGAAGGTGCTTCTGTTATCCGAGAAGGTGGTTGATGTTGATTATGTTACTTACAAAATCAAAGAAAACCTGAAGGAAAAGGGTGAAGCCTTAGAGCTTGATGAAAATGAAAATATCAAAAATGCAAAAGCATTGATGGATGGCATAAAGACACAGCTTCCTTCAATGTTTGAAACAGCAGGCGCAGATGGAAAAATGCGTGTGGTTGGTAACAATAAACTGCCTGAAGGTGACCAGCGCAAGCCAACACCTACAAAAGAGCAGTTTGCGCAGATGAGCTATGAAGAGAGAGTAGCACTGAAGCAGAGCAACGAAGAGTTGTACAGAAGTTTTTCAAAAAATTAAAGAAAGAGGTAAAAAATTATGGCAAGAGAAGGATTATTTGGTGGATTCTATTTTGATGAAGAAGTATTCACAGACATGATGCAGGAAGCAGATTATTTTTCAAATCCAATTATGGCTTCAGGTGTTGTTCAGCAGGATGCATCTATTATGGATTTGATTGGTTCAAAGGGTAATGTGGCAACAATCCCTATGTATAAGGCACTTAATATCCATGATGAAAATATGGGTGCATTAAACAATGATGGTTTAACAGATAACGTACCAGTTGAGATTTCAGGTGAAAAGCAGACTTGTATGCTTATTCAGAGAATGAAGGCATTCAAGGCAAAGGATTTCACTAAGGAATTAACTGGTGCAAATCCATTAGACAACATCAAGGGCAAGATTCAGAATTACTATACACAGGTATGGGAAAATGAGTTAATGAACATTGCAAAGTCAGTACTTGGCTTAAAAGCATTAGAAGATCATGTACTTGATTTAGCTGTGACAGAGGGAACAGTTGCTGACACAAACAAGATTGCTGATACTACATTGATTGATGCAGAGCAGATGGCACTTGGTGATATGGCAGGTGGTCTTGGTCTTATGGTGTTACACTCTAAGATTTTTGCACAGTACAAGAAAATGAAGCTTGTTGAGTATGATAAGTTTACAGTGGGTGATGCAATTAAGAAGGAAGTTATTCTTCCACATATCGGTGGCAAGATTCCACTTGTAACAGATTTTTACACAGTTGACAACACAGTTGCTGGATTCCCTGTATACAGCACATACTTATTCGGTGAAGGTGCATTCAAGTCTGCTGACAAGAAGAACTATGAGAAGCAGTATACAACAGAATATGATCCTGAAAAGGCTGCTGGTACAGATATGTTCTACACAAAGCAGGGCAAGGTGCTTCATCCTAACGGACTTTCACTTGCAGTAGACAATATCGCAAAGGAATCACCAACATTTGCAGAGCTTGGCAAGACAGACAACTGGTCACTCAAGTTCAATCATAAGAATGTTAAGATGGGTGTCATTAAAACTAATGGCTAATAGAAGGGAGTGATTGCATTATGAATAGATTCATAATTGTCAATGGGCTTCCTTTTTTATATGCCAATGGTAAGGCATACAGAGTTAGATGGGATGAAAAAGGCTTCAC